ATCGCTCTCTTTCGAGGGTTAACCGGGCTGGCGGGGACTAACCCGCCAGCTCGGCGTAATTTGACTTCCATTCACTGGAAGCGGATTTCGTGTACGCAAAATACCAGGCCTTTCGGTTTGGTACTTCAAATGTACTACCACCGATATCCTTATCCTTTTGCCATAGATTAGGCTCAGGATTTGGATTTAGATTACTCATAAGCTTTCGGAAATGAAAATCTCCAATTGCTTTTCCGTAGAGTAATCGAGGACGTCTAACTAACCTTCTAAACTTCCAACATCCATGCCGATATAAATGGCCACCAGTTTTACTGGTGTGGATGTATGTGTCGAATTCCTCGTCACTTAGTGGTCCTTTCAAAGTTTGAAACTTTGTAGGTATCCACTTCATGATAAGGTCCTTAACACAGGAATTGGAAATGCCAAAGCGTAGATCAAGAATTCTTTTTAAACGATTGTAATCGTTAAAGAGTTCCTTGACATGCTCGGGTTGTTTTCGAAGGAAAACAGGACGCATCGGTCTTCCCTTGAACCAGTCAGCTCCACAACTTTCACGGCATGGCCCTTTTAGAAAGGACTTGTCGATATTAAGTTGAAAGCCAGCTTTTTTAAGGACGGAAATTACGGTCGACACTGTGCTTTTAGGTACGATAATATCGTCACCAAATATAGCTATGTCTTCCATGTTAACCGTACCTTGCATAGCCTTGATCGCCCCATAAACAAGGGCACCAAAGATCAGCGATTCAAGTGCAAAGGTGTAACCATTACCCATCGATGAAATCTTTTCATAATGAATCGATTTTCCATCAAGATCCCCAAAAGGAGACCTCAATTTCATGAGATAGTCATACCATTCCAGAGGCAACAAGTGTCTACACAATGACGTGCTGATTGTATCAGACGCCATAGACAAATCCAAAGTGACTAGCGAATCAACGCCGTCAGCTATGGACCCTCTGAGAGCCAATCTACGATTCTTCAACTGCTGGTCTAAATCAATAGACCAACGTTTTAGACGTGAACGGAAAAAACCGTCCACGCCTAGTTGAAGATATAAATTCATAGTTGGTTCGATCGCAATAGTTCTATGAGTTTCATAGGACTTAGGGACAAAAGTAATTTTATTCCCGGGTACAACATTCAACACGTTTGACCAGAACATCTCTTGGTTCAGTATCAGGTGGTTCGGAATTCCGAACCGACGCCTGTAGCTGTTCTCAAGTGCTCCGTGCCAACGTGCATCAGATTGTATCGCAGAAATAGCGTAACGCCTAGCGGCGAACGTACAGTCATATGGCCATTCTTCATATTTAAAATACGATGAAGTGTTGCCATGATGAGTGTTCGTTGACGCACCAGGTCCATGACGTGACCTACGTGTCAATACATTCTCATCGGGCAGTTCATGCCCAATGACCTTCTGAATCCAACTGCGCGCATATGTAAACGCGTTAACAGTTAGTTCATCGTCAGCCCACGTCAACTGTTTATAACCATTGTGGTTATACCTTCGACACAAGATTTCAGCTACTATGAATTTCTTCGTAGCTGCCCTCTTGCATTCGTCGGAGTTTCCGTCGAACTGATATTTTTTCAGAAGTGTTGCCAATATGTACTTTGCACGATATATACTAATGTGCTCAGTACTTTCTGAAGGTATACACTGTAACCCCCATACATCGGACAATAGTGCATAAGCTGCAAGATCACGATCTCTTGTGATCTGAAGCAGCAGCTCATGCTCGTCGTTGTCCAGAAATTGGCTAAGGTCTTCGGTTAGCTTTCCGAGGATCTTCCACGGGTATTCCCGTGGAAGCCTTATTGTCGCTGATTTCATCAGCGTCTGCTTCTTGGATTTGGTCGAATTTTTCATTAGACCTCCTTAATGTTGCAAGATTCTTCACTATAAGTGAAATTATGTTCAATAGCCTGAATATTTTGAAGAAATTCATGGCTAGATCATAAGCTGATTATTCAGCGGATCCATAACAGCATCAAGGTCCAGTAAAGCTAAGGCCCTCTGCCGAACAATAAGTACTTCGGCGGCAGTGGCACCCACAGGAATTGAAAAGTTCACCTCCACGATAATCGGGGCAGTGAGGCTAGTTACGCCATCAACGCCATCAACGGACGTATCCGTTGTAAATTTCAGAGATGTTTTAGAAACACCTTTGAAATTTCCGTTAACTTTAGGAAATGATCGATACAGAGATAAGGTACGCCTAGCATCGAGCGAATGATCTGCTCTGATGTAGGTAGAACGGTTCTGATATTCTTCAAACCGGGTCCAAACTTCTGTACTGTCGGCAGTTGTATCGCCGTCATTCAATTCATCGACAACCAATGTGATTTCATTAGATTGCATGGTTTAACTCCTTTTTACATAGCCTTTAATAGGACGACCAGAGAATAAGGTCTTCCCAATAATGGCAAGGTCAAGAATTTTAAGTGCATCAAGCCTTATCTTTCGATTCGGAATGATTACACGAGTAGGGTTGACTATACGTTCGACGGACTTAATTGTCCTGCCGATGTATACATCATCAACTTGACTGTACGCCTTGGCGTTGTAAACCAAAGGATCAATCAAACATTGACAATAATCAACCTGTACAGCGCTTTCTACCGTTATGGTAGTCACGCACCAAGAGGCTTTTGTGGATATCCCTATATTAGGGGTCCACGACGCAATGACCTGACCAACGTCAAAAAACCAGTCAACTATAAACGAGAAGGGTAAAAGTTCCCACATCGCTTCAATTGGTTGGTCTACACCCCATTTACTGAGGTTAGAAACGTTGTCTAATTGCGTCAACACGCCTGCACGTACCTCCACCGTCTTAGTGGTTCTTCCTGAGATGGTTAACACAAAATTTACATTTCGCATATGTTCCACCCCTGAAAAAGAATTGGTACCATATTGAGTCTCGAAACCGCGGAACGTCTGCCTGTTATTTGCCCGAAGGGGCGTAGTAACGGCATTGTGGATCTGTTTAACATCATAGATCAACGGACGAATCGCATAACGAGCCTCCATGTATCTCTCGGTCAATTCCCTAGCAGAGATTTGCTTTCGCAAATATGCCAGGTCTAATCTTCTCACGGCGCGAAAAATCTTAACAGCGTCACGGAAGAGTTTGGCGAGAGACAGTACAGTTTCCTTAGATTCTCCTATAGTAGCGAGGATCTGAACTTCCGATAAAGATATGTTGGCATGAGCACGCGTAACAGCGAGCTCTTGTAAAGCCTGCACATCAATTTCGGGTTCTTCAGGATATAGTGTCGAACTAGCGGCGTTGCCGAGGACATAACTGCCTCCAACATCGCACTTGAGTTCCCAGCCATCCCAGTATAACGGGATGTCGCCAGGATCAGGATTCATCGTCTGCACCTGTCTTTCTTTGACAGCTGCGTGATTATAAACCCCCACCGAATCAATCAGGCTTGTATAAGTCCTGGACATAGGTGAATTAATAATGTCACCTCGACAGGATCGAGCCTTAAAGTTTGGTGTAACTACATCAGTCATTGAACCATACGAACCAGAGGTAGAATCTCCTCTGTGTTGTGGAAGTTCAGTAACTTTTGTAGTCCAAGTATGATAATCGAGCGGATTCACCATATCTTTTGAATAGGTGTAATGTGTACCATATAATTCGGTCACAGCTCTATCATCAAAGGTCCTAGTTCTAGACATGCTAACTTCCTCCTTAGAGGTTGTCAGCATTAAACGAACTATGAGTACCTCTAAACTCATAATCCGCGTGGCCAGCTCAAACCTGAGCCGCCTGGAATCAAATATCCTTGCATTAAGCAAGAATCTTCGCCACACAATG